GCAACCGCTCCTCTTCCGTATTCTTCTTCCACACCTTTCGTAGGTATGGAAAGTTGGTCAACGTCGACTGGATGGTTCCGAGGATCGTGGCCAAGCGAACCTTACGGGCAAGGCTCTTGGAGTCGTCCGACTCACGGACCACCACCTCAGTCAAGTTGCAGAACTGATAGGGGCGCAGGATGATCTCAGAACACGGGTTGGTTCCGAAGGCATAATCCGGATCACGACGACCATTCTTTGCGGCCTGTTTCCTCGACGCATCACGAGAGAAGATACCACGCTCACCGGACTTCGACTCAACAAGTGACAGCCATTCCCGCATGAAAGTTTCCATGTCCGGTTTGGAGTTGTAGGTGGCTGATTTGTTCGCAAGGGCACGTTGAGCGTGGTTCTCCCACCACTGACCAGACTTGGCGTGGCGCATACGATCGTCTTCGAGGTCGGACAAGCTGATCATCGCAGAGCGACGGACACCGCCACTGACGACCACCTCTCCGATCTTGCACATGATATCGTGGCACTCGAGAGAGGTGAGCCTGCGACCTGCCGCTCTGGTGAACAAAGCGACACAGAATTTGAACAGGTCATCGAGAGGGCCCGGTCCGGATGCCCTGCCACCAAAGATCTTGAGTCGGGCACCGGCGGGTCGAACCTTGGACAAATCCCATTTCGGGATCTGGCCTGACCACAGCAGGGCGAGCAGTTGGCGCAACCCCTTAGCCCAGCCCTCTTTGCTATCCTTCACGATGATGGTCGTGTCTGATGTCTCGAGCTTTTCCGGCACCTCCGGCAACTTGGTGATGCTCTTCTCTTCCACAGAGAAGCCTACCCCCGTACCACACAACAGAATGTACATCGCCTCGTCGAATGACTTGGGATCGTCCACAGGTAAATACGAGCAGTTGTAGCCTGCCGTGTTGTCCCGTTCCAAGGCCGGACCCGCTGTCATCAGAGCTCGCATCGATGGCATGATCTCGAATGAAAGAATTGCCTCGCGCAGATCATCCCACGGGATCTGGGCGTCGGATGACACCTTGGATTGCATGTAGCCGATGTACCGATCCACAGTCTCGGGCCAATCCTCACGACGGTTCTCGGCATCAATCCACCGGGAGTAGCGCGACTTGTAGATGAATTCTTCGTAGTTGGTTGGGAAGTAGTTGCTCATTTTTATTATTGTCCTTCGAGTTCAGATATCAGGGTAGCAAGATACCACTGGGCTTTCTTGAGATCCTGTACAGGTTTTTGTTTGTAACGCCACCGATGAAGATACTTCTTCACATTCCCTTCAAGGTAACCATGAAAGGCCTCGAGTGGCAGGTTATCTTTGAGATAGTCTATACATTCTATACCTCCCAAGGTGTAATGGGAAGGGGAAGATATCACGTCATCATTGGACACTTCGTTCGGTATTTTCGATCGGTACGCTTCCACCAGCAGTCTCTCCATCTCGTTCTTCGGCCCTTGTATCATTGCTTCATACCAAAGTCGACTCGGATGATGTTGTCCTCGTATTCTTCCTTGGTCTCCTCATCCATCTGAGCGGCATACTTGGCAGTCAAAACAGCTAGGCCTGTCTGCATGATTTTCTCTAGGCTTGTATTCATCAGTTCCAATATACCTTCCTGAACCATAGCACCGACTGGGGGCATGTTATCCCCTTCGGTAGGATCGATGCCCGTCGTGTCGTAGCAGATGCACGAGAAGCCATCGTCGTCGATATTCTGCATGACAATATAGTACCTGTCGGGCAACAGCGCCGCCTGTTCGAGATCGTGTTCGTTAATATTCATAGGCTTCTTTACTCCTTTAACCATTCAATTGGAATTGCACCCTCGGCCCAGAGAAATCCGTGCCGTTCACACCAGTCAGCGTACGTGGTCTTAGAACCCTTGTATATCTTATTACTTGCCCTGACAAACACAAAACGAAGATCCAAGTCCGGATATTGTTTCTTGATGAGGAGGTGCTTGACTCGGTCAGCCTTGGTCAGCTCTCCCTTGGCTTCGATGTAGAGATTCAAATCAGGGAAGTAGAAATCTGGGGTGTAGTTACGGGGGTCAGGTATGTATTCAAATTTACGTGCTTCGTATCGAAACTCAACACCTCGATCCGCCAATTTTTTAGCCAGTTGAAGTTCGAAGTCCGATCGGTATCCATGTCTTTTTGCCATTTTTCTCTTTACATTTTTTGGAGGTGTAGGTCGACCATCCCCCCCAGTCTGTCTAAAATCATTTGAGCCAATTTCGGTGATTGTTTTTGGAGGATTTGAATTTCTTCGTCGATTTTTATACTTGGTAGGCATACGATCCTTCCGGAGTTCAGTGTTCTTGATATTATTATCAACTGATCCTGTATGAGTCGCAGGTCGCGTGATTCGGATTCTTGATGGAGGGTACCCTTGTCAGAGAAGTTTTCTCGAAGGGTGAGAGGCAAGCCGTTTTCACTCAGCCTCAGTCGTGTAGTCTTAGCACCCCCACCCGACCCTGACAAGGCCTCCACGTAGACGTGAGCTAGACCGGGATTCATCTCCATCATCCGTATTTCATAGTCGGGTACGATCAGGAGTGGCATGGCTACACCCCCCGATCGACGAGCTTGGTGTACCATACTTGTGGTGGAAACTTGGCTCGAGATGTAACCTTGGGATGTAGTTCAAGATTTTTCCAGCAATGCTTTTTGAAACCGCAGAAGGTGCAAGGCTTGGGTAGAAGCCGGTTTCTGGTACCCTTCTCCTCAATCGAATCATAAGGAGGTTTCTTGTGGACGGGTCCCTCGAGTTTCTTGAGGATCTGTTTTGCCTTGTCGAGTTCTGCGACGTGCTCCTCTTCCACGTAGTCCGCCTCTACGATAGCAATCTCGCCCGAAGATTTGTTGACCGCAATCCAACCACCAAAAGGGGCTTGATACCCTTCGGCATACAGATGACCCTGCATGATATATCCGAATGGATCGTCGGACTCGATGGCTCTGTATCCCTTGGAGAATTTGTTTGTGAAGCTGTAGTCTGATGCGGATTTTATATCCCAAACTTTGGTCCCTCCATGTTCATCTGTGATAGCCACGTCCAGCGTCCCGTCGATGTCACGATCCCCAATCTTGGTCGTGACCTTAGTCTGGGTATCCACAATATTGACTCCTGCACCGCGCATCACAGCCATGACAATGGCCTCAACCACGTCGCCAAACAAAAACCGCAGGATGTCGTTGTAGGATTTCTCTTCCTCGTAGCCATCACGTTCCATCTTCTGTTGACAGACGGGTCGACCTAGCCCGGACATGCGGACGGAGTAGCCCCGTCGTTTATCGAACTGTCGCCGGATTGCAGTTTTGCAATCCTCAGCAAACTGGTCGACAATCTCGTCGGACAGCGTCGCCTCACCCGCGTTGGCTTTGTCGAGAAATTCTCGGATCTGTAATTCAAGTAGCACGATAAAATTCTCCATGTAATTTTTTGGCGGCTCGTTCGTAGGCGGCCTTGGCTTCGTCGATGGTGTCGAAGTAACCAAGGTAGACCTGACCGCCAGAAGTATAAATCTGAGCACGGTATTTGTCATTCCCTTTGTTCCAATGGACTCCTCTGACTCCGATAGAGTTGTTGCGCTGGGTGCGCGTATTATAATTATTCTCGGACCGGGAACACGCTCGGAGATTAGACCACCGATTGTCATATTTTATGCCGTTGATATGATCAACATCCTCCGGAGGAAACTCACCTTCCATGTACAAGAATGCGAGGCGGTGTGCTTTGTACGTCTTGCCGTCCACCCTGATCTTGATGTATCCCTTGTCATCTGAAGATCCAGCGGAAGAGAGCGCCAGAGCGCTCCCCCCTTTGCTTTCGCGCCACGTAAATACTCCTGTTATAGAATTGTAATGTAACAATTCTATCAGACGTTCACGTGTCAACATGGGTTACTCCGCCGCTTCGAAATCCGCAGACAAATCCGCATCAGCGTCAGACAGCATCAACTTGGTCGCCTCACGGTTTGCTTCCATGACAGCATCGTTGCCCTCCTTGATCTTCTGCAAGAAATTGACGATGTTTTCCTTGTCTTCGGTTGTCACATCTGTTTCACCAACGACACGTGGACTCGGCACGAAGTAGTTGACCGA